GGAGGCCCCGAATCGTTCCCCGACGCGCAAAATCCGAAAAAAATTGTTCCCTTCCCTCTGTAATTTGACGGGGAACGGCTGCAAGAATGGAATTCGAACCGGAAAAGCTCGCCGAAATGCGCCGGAAGCGGCTCGAAGGGCTGTTCGACCGCTATTCGAAGGGCGCGCGCCTCTCCCGGGCTGAAATGGAGGAGATCCGGCCCTTTATCGAGCGCTCTGGGCCGCCTCCGGCCGCGGATCCGCCGCGGGCTGCAGGTACGGCCGCAGACTTCCGGCTCGAGGCGGAGGAACCGCGGTTTCAGCGTCCCTACAAGGAATACGCCGCCGCGCTGGATGTTTCGGAGCGTTCGATCAAGAAATGGGTGCAGAAAGGCCGCGCAGCGAAGGATCTACCGCCTCTGGATGACCTTCCGCGCATGGCGGAATGGTATGAGCGGGTCATGAATCACCGCCCGCCGGCGTTTCTGCTCTCCTGGGCGGAGAAGAAGACGGCGCCCGCGCCAGCTTCGGAGGCTCGGCCGGCGGCGCCGGCGCCGCCGCAAGTCCTGGCCGATGCCAGCATCGACCTCGATCTGATCGTCCCGAAGTCGCTGGAAGAGCAAGTTGAGGGCCTTCGGAGGGCCGAGGCTGCCTGCTACATGCAACTCCAGCGCGCGCTGACGGCCGGAGACGCCAGCTTGATCTCCAGTCGGCAGGCGGTTTACCAGCGCGCGTGCGAAACTCTCCGCCGCGCGGAAAAAACGCTCCATGACATCCAAGTCCAGCGCGGGGACTACGTATTGAAGGCCGATGTGGCCGCGGACATGACGACTTTCGCGCGGTCGCTCAACTCTCTGCATCGGACCATGGCCGCCCGCGTGCTGGAGCAGCTGGCCGACCTTCCGGCGGACATTCGGGCGCGGGTCAAGGCCTCCGTCGAGCACGCGCGAGGCCTGGAACGCGCTCTCTTCGCCGCGGCCAAGACCATCGAATTCCCCTCCTCTCCCAATGTGGCGGACGCTGTTGCTGCCTGAGGCGCTGGAGAAGGAATTCTCCGATTCGGACTTCGTTCGCGTCAGCGAATGGGTCCGGAAAAACGTCTACCTGACGGAGAAGCAGTCTCCCGGCCAGGCGGGCTTCTACAATCCCGACCTCACGCCCTACGCCATCGGGCTGATGGACTCATTCCACGACGGGGACTACGACGAGGAGCACATCATCAAGTCCGCCCAGGTCGGCATCACCGAGGGCGTGCCGCTCAACATCATCCGCTACTCGGTCGCCGAGGAGCCGATGAACACGATCTACGCTGTCGATTCGGCCGAGGAGGTGAAGAAGATCGGCCACGTCCGACTGGTGCCCACACTGCGAAACTGCGCCGCGACGGCCGCGCAGATCCCTGACGACGCCGACGAGATCACGTCGCTCTCGATCAACCTCCGCGACGTCATCATCTACCTCCTCGGTTCGTTTGCGAAAGGCGGCTTCGAAAACAAAGCCGCGGCGCTGATCTTCCTCGACGAACTCGCGAAGCACAACGTGAAGAAGGGCGAGCCGGACTCGGTGGCGCTGGCCCGCGAGCGCTTCAAAACGCTGCACGGGAAGCGGCGCAAGCTCTACTCGCTCACGAAGCCAGGCGTGCGCGGCAAAGTCGGCATCGAATATCGCGAATACATGAGCGGGACGCGGCACAAGTTCCGCATCCCGTGCCCGCATTGTGGTGAGCGCCAGGAGCTGGTCTGGGAGCGAATGCGCTTCGAGCACCTCCGCGGCCCGGACGGGAATTACGATCTCGACCGGGTTTTGCGCGAGACCTTCTACGAATGCGTCCAGGGCTGCCGCATCGAGCATTCCAGCCTCGCCTGGATGTGCCTGACGGCCAGCCGCCTCCCTGACCGAGGCTGGCAGCCGACGAACACCGACACAGGCAAATACGCGCCCCAGCCGCGCAAGCGCAGCTGGCATATCAGCGATCTCTATTCACCGTGGGCCACCTGGGGGCAGCTCGCGCTCGAGTGGATTGCCTCGGAGGACGACGCGCAGCTTCGCGCTGCCTTCCGCATTGGACGCCTCGGACTGTGGCCGGAGATGGAGGCAGCCGAGATCAATAAGCACAAGCTCCTCCGGCTGACGAAACCGCTGTCGCATCGCTCTTACACGCGCCGGACGCTGCCGTTCGTCCCAGAGCTCATCAGCTGCCATGTCGACGTGCAAAAGCGCTTCCAAAAGTGGGTGATTGGCGGCTTCAACGCACGCGGCGATTGGTTCGTCACCGACTACGGCTTCACGACCGACATGGACGACCTCCTCCGGGTGTGCGCCGATCCGATCAAATGCTCCGCCGGCCCGGATGAGAAGATCGTCGACATCGTCCCCGAGCTGCTGGTGATGGACGAGGGCCATGACGAGCTCGCTGCCCGCTCCTTCGTCGTGCGGGCAAATACATTCTTCTACTACGGCGCCTACACGGTGAAGGGCGCTCGGTCCCGCGATTCGAAAAATGCCGTTTGGCGCACCGATGTCATCATCGAGGGTGGCGGGAAGCATCCGGCCTACTACTTCCGAGATAACGCAGTAAAGCGCGCCTTCTACGTCCGAAGAGTCCTGAAGGTCCTCGAATTGCTTCAGAAGGTCGAACGCGAACAAGACCCCATCAAGCGCGGGCTCATCGCAGGACGTTTGCAGAGGCTCCGCCACTTCTGGCTGCCGGAGAATGTGACCGATGCTTTCCTGGAAGAGCTCTCCCAGGAGCGCCTGGCCGTCGTGAACGAGGCGGAAGTCTGGCTAGATCCGGAAGGCGCAAACGACTGGGGCGACGGCTGCAAATACTGCGAGGTGGTCTGGACCTACATGGCGGACAAACTCTCGGACGGCTCCGAACCGCCTTCTGACGACGACGCCGAAGAATCTGTACGTACAGACGGAAGCGAGGCCGCCAGCGCGCTGGCCGCGCTCATGGCTCCGCCGAAACCGCTTTGACCCGCGCGGCTCGGTGATGCCCTCCTACGACGCCCAAATCGAATATTTCTGCACCTACTGGCGCAGGAAGATCGCGCAGGGCGACTCGACCCTCGCTGATCTGAAAACGCTGGCCGATTCACTCTATGCGGTCGCCGGCGATCAGGTCATCATCACCAAAACCGGATTCGATACCGCCAACACGACCGAGGGCGTCGTGAACATCCCGAAATGGGTGATGGGCAAGGCGATCGAAGAGCTCATCGCCGAGCTGGATGAAGACGCGCCCGCTGCTCCGAGCGTGTCGCAGGGCACATCCTTCGGCTACCGCCCCGTCGAAGTATGAGTCGCCGATCCCGGGCGCGCCAGCGCGCCATCGCTGCCGCCGCTGCGCTGCCCGTCGCCCCGGTCGGGACCGTCGCGGACATCACCCCGCGGTCGGAGGCGACGCCGCGGGTCGGAGGCGGAGGGTATCAGGCCGCCTGGCAATCCGACCAGCGCGGCTACATCTATTGGCCATCGCTGGACCCTGAGCGAGAGATCGACAGCTACAGCCGGCAGGAGATCGCCCGCCGCGCGCATTGGTGTTGCGCGCATCTCGGCCTCGCGCGTCGCGTGCGCACCTGCCTCGTGAATCTCATCGTCGGCGCCGGGCTCACGCCGAAATCGCTGAACAAGGGCACCGTCCCGGGCACCAGCGACAAGTGGGCCCCGCTGGCCGACCGCTATCACGCTTCGATCTTCAATTCCGCGCTGGCCTACGACGTGCGCGGTCGCCTGACCGGCCGGAAAGCGCAGCGCATGCGTGTAGCCACCAAGGTAGTCGATGGCGACGCCTTCACCGTCCGCTCTCGGTCGGAGAGCGGGGCCGCGCAGCGAGCGTTCTACAGCGGGCTCGCGGTCAGCGGCCAGCAGGGCACCTCGAACATGTGGCGCGACGGCGCGCTCCTCGACCGCCAGGGCCGCATCATCGCCTGGAGGTTCCCGCAGAAAGACGGCGGCGCGCGCATTCTTCCGGCCTCGGCCGTGAGCCACTACGGCAATATCGAGACGCTCGGCCAGATCCGTTGCATGAGCGGTTTCGCCCATGCCGTCTCGAAGATGACCGACATCACCGAGGTGAATGCCGCGGTCATGAAGGGCATCAAGCTTTCCTCGCAGCCGGGCTATTACATCACGAAGCAAGTCGGCTCGCCCGAGGGCAAAGGCATGGAGGACCGCCACCGCCTCGGCGGGAAGGCGACCGTGACCGATCTCACGGGGAAAGCCATCGATCTGAAGGCCGTCTATGGCACCGGTGGCGAGGTCCCGAACCTGCCTCCGGGTCATGAGCTGAAAATGCTCGTGAATCAGAATCCGAGCGAGAACACGCGCGAGTTCATCTGGTCGTTCATCCAAGATTGCGCGTGGGGCTTCGGAGTCGCGCCCGAGCTCCTCTGGAACAGCGTGAAGCTCGGCAGCGCCAATCAGCGTTTTGTCATGGCGGACGCCCAGACGTTCGTCACGACCGAGCAACAGGACCTAGTCGATCAGGAGCTTTCGCCCGACTGGGTCGACATCATCGCCTGCGGCCTGGAGAATGGTGATCTGCCCTACCCCGAAGGCGACGACGAATGGTGGGCAAACGGCTGGATCCCCCCCGAGCGGATGACGGTCGATTTCTCGAAAGACGGCGCCATCATGCTGAAGCAGCATCAGGCGGGCCTACTCACCGCCCAGCGCTGGTTTGCACTGCGCGGCCAGAATGCCTACGACGAGACGACGGACCATCTTGATTTCATCGAATGGCGGAAGGCCGAGATGGCCCGGCGCGGCCTGACGTATCAGGAATGCTATCCCGCCCAGCCGGGCTCACCCGTCGCGCAGATGGATCCGCCTGCGGCCGACCCGGCTGCACACGGTGAGCCGGACCCGGACGATGAGCTTTGACCGCGGGCGGGGGCATGTCCTTCGCGCAGATCAGCCAGCGCCTCTACCTCGAACCGTGGGCCATCCTGCCCTCCGCGCACGGCGCTCTCAGCGCAGCTTTTCGGAATCACATCTCCCACGGGGCTACTGATTTGGTCGGGCCGAAGATGGAAGGCCAGCCCATCGCGCCGCAGGTGCGCGTGGCGGGCCGCACCGCGGTCGTTCCCGTTCATGGCGCCCTCGGCCGGCACCTCAGCCTGATGGAGATGTATTGCGGCGGGTGCGACTACGCCATCCTCACGCAGCAGCTGCGCAACGCGGAGAAGGATGCGTCCATCGATCACATCGTCCTCGATTTTCGCTCTCCCGGCGGCATGGCCGCCGGCCTGGAAGAGACTTGCGACGTGCTGAACAATCTCGGCAAACACACCATCGCTTACACCGACGGCCAGTGTTGCAGCGCCGCCTACGCTCTGGCGGTCCAATGCGATGAAACCTTTGGCGCACCTTCCTCGACGGTCGGCTCCCTCGGCACGCTCATCGCCTTCCTCGACAGCTCGCGCGCGATGGAAATGCAGGGCCTCAGCCTCGAAGTCTTCCGCAGCGGCCCGTTGAAGGCGGCGCCGCTGCAAGGCGAGTCGCTGAACGATACCACCCGCGCGTTCTACCAAGGAAAGCTTGAAGAATTCGACGCCGTTTTCCGCCAGCTGGTGGCCCGCAATCGCCCCGGCATCGACTACCAGGGCCTCGGCGGCGCGTGGATGACCGGCCGCGCCGGCATGGACGCGGGGCTACTCGACGCGCTCATCCCGTGCCTGCCCGATTTGCTCGATCTCCTCTCCACCTGATTTGACGCCTTTCGGAATTCATCCGCTTCGGCGCACCGCTGATCGCACCGCCCATCCACATGAAAAACATCCGTCTCCTTCTCGATCCGAGCGCCACCGAGGGTGGCGGCGCCGGCACTCCCAATCAGGCCGGCCCTACGCTCATCCAGCGCGCTCGCGCTATGATGCTCGGCGGCGATTACAATGCGCTGCAGGCGCAACTCGGCCAGGCGCAGGGTCGCATCACCGCGCTCGAAACCGAGAATGCCACCTTCCGCGCCCGTGTTGCGGAGCTCGAGCCGCTCGCCGCGCAAGTGGCCGAGCTGGAGCAGGCGGTCGCTGCCGCGGAGACGGCTCGCCAACAGGCCATCCAGTCCGTCGGCCAGCAGGCGGCCCGCCAGGCGGCGGCCATTGTGGCCCGCGCCGGCATCCCCAGCGGCCAGGTCCCGGCCAGCGAAGAGGGCATCACGGGCACCGAGGAGAAGAAGGTCATGACCCGCGCCGCCTTCAATGAGCTCACCGCCTCCCAGCGGGCGCAGTTCTGCCGCGAGGGCGGGAAATTGAAGGACTGAAACCCGCTCGGCCCCTCCCGACCATCCACATCCAACGTCTCAACCCATGAATCCCGTGAAATCCATGCTCTTCGTCCTCGCCGCTTTCGCCGCGAGTTTCTTCTTCGTCCCCGATCAGGCTTCCGCCGCTCCTGCTCAGCCGGTCGCGGCCGCCGTCGCATCGGCCCCCGACTCGGCCCCCGCTCCCGCTCCCGCTCGCCCCACCTCGCCTGCCAGGCTCTCGGCCCGCGATCCGCTCATCATGACGCGGTCCGAGTCGCTCGCGCTCTCGGACGAAGAGCGGGAGGCCTTCCGCCGGAAGGGCGGCACCGTCACCGAGGACCCCGGCTACGAGGGTGAACCCGAGCCTCCCGTCGCCCCGCCGGCCTGACCTCTGGCCGGCCCATCTCAATCACGTCAGCCACCTAATTCTCACCGAACGCCGCTCATATGGCCAATACGCTCACCAATCTCATCCCCGACGCCTATGCGGCGCTCGACGTCGTCTCCCGCGAACTCACGGGACTCACGCCCGCTGTCCTCCGCGACTCCCGGACGGACAGGGTCGCGCTCAATCAAACGGTCCGCGTCCCCATCACTCCGATCAACAACGCTGGCAGCGACATCACGCCCGCGATGGCGATTCCGTCTGGCTCCGATCAGGCGATCGGAAATCAGCCGGTGACCATCACGAAATCCCGCTACTTCCCCTTCTCCTGGACGGGCGAGGAAATCTACAGCGTCGACACCGGCCCGGGCATCCTCACCGTCCAGCAGGACCAGATCGCGCAGGCCCTGCGCGCCGCGGCCAACGAGATCGAGACGGACATCGGCACCGCGCTGAAGAACGGGGCCTCCCGCGCCTACGGCACCGCTGGCACCACTCCCTTCGGCACCGCCGCCGACATGTCGGACTTCGCGCAGGTGTATAAAATCTTGGACGATAACGGCGCGCCGAAGACGGACCGCCGGCTGGTCCTGAGCACCACCGCCTCGGCCAATATCCGCGGCAAGCAGAGCAGCCTCTTCAAGGTCAATGAGGCCGGCGACTCGGCGCTCTTGCGCGACGGCATGCTCGGCACCGTCATGGGGATGGGCCTGGGCGAGTCGGCCGGCATCAGCCAGGCCACCGCCGGCACCGGCTCCGGCTACCTCATCAATAACGGCTCCGGCTACGCCATCGGCGATACCGCGCTGACGTTGGACACGGGCTCCGGCACCATCCTGGCTGGCGACGTCATCACCATCGGCTCGTTCAAGTATGTGGTGGCCTCCGCGCTCGCCGCGAACGTCGTCACCATTGCCGCCCCGGGCCTCCGGGCCGCGGTCGCGGACAATGCCGCAGTCACGGTGAACGCCACCTCGGTGCGCAATGCGGCCTTCCGCCGTTCGGCCATCGTCCTGGCCACCCGCCTGCCGGCGGTGCCGCCGAACGGGGACCTCGCCACCGATCGGCAGACCATCACCGACGAGCGCACCGGGCTCTCGTTCGAGCTGGCCTACTACCCCGGCTTCCGCATGGGCGTCTATCACGTCTCGGTCGCCTGGGGCGTGAAGGTCATCAAGCCGGAGCACATCGCCCTGCTGCTGGGCTAATTCAGATCGATCTCCTGAGGGGGAGTTCATGAAAGCCGCCGCTCGGGTGACCGGGCGGCGGCCTTTTTTTGCTTTGACGAGCCGCGCCTTTCGATGTCGATCGCTTCGCAGGCCGCCGCCCTTGCCGCCGCCGGACTCGCCCAGATGGAGGGAGAGCGCGGCGTCTCCTGCACGCTCCTGCGCCGCACGGCGACCGCCTACGACCCGGAGACCGGCGCCTCGCACACCACGTCTTCGCGCTCGGTCACCGCGCTCATCAGCCGGCCCGATGACCGCCGTGGGAAAGGCCGCGGCGGAGGTCATGAGGAAGGCGCCCCACAGGCCCGCGTGCGCCGCGCCACGCTCTCGCTGGCCACGCTCGGGGGGGTTGTCCCCACCACGGCTGATAGCCTCGTCATCGATGGCGACGACTGGCGCGTCGTCGCCGTGCATTCCGGCGACTCGGCCTACGTCCTCGAGCTCGTCCTCACCTGAGCCATGACGCCCGACGACTTCGCAGATTCCCTCAGCGCCTGGGGAGACGAGACGAAAGCGGCGCTGCAGGAGCGGACCCTCGCCATTGCCGAACGGATCCGCGACCAGGCGGCCGCGGCCACGCCCGTGAAGACGGGCCGCGCCAGGGCCAGCTGGGTCCTCGGCTTTCTGGGCGAACTCATTGCCGAAGCGCAACGCCGAAACGAAGAGACGACCCGCCGCCTGCGCGCGCTGGAGCGGCCCGTCGAACTCGAGCTCGTCGCCTCTGGCCGCGCGGGGAAGCTGGTAGCCCGCGACGGCTCGCGCGGCTTCGTCATCCAAAACATGACACCCTACGTCGGCACCTTGGAGAGCGGCACGCAGCGCGGCTCCGGCCACCACATGCTCGATCTCGCCATCACTGACGCCGCTGCACAGTAGCCATGAGCTTTGCCGACGAACGCGCGACCATTGAAAGCCACTTCCTGACCGGTTGGGGCACACTCACCCCGGTCGAGATCGCTGGCGTTCCGTCGCAAAATCCTCCTGCCACAGCCTACATCCGCCTTGGCATTCGCAGCGGCACCCGCGAGCCGGCCAGCCTGCCGGCCGAGTGGATCCGTTCAAACGGACTGGTCGTCGTGGACGTCTTCGCTCCGGACGGCCAGGGCAGCATCCGCGACCGGGAGCTGGCGGACCAGGTGGCCAGCGTGCTTGATCTCCGCCAGCTGCACTCGCCCGGCGTGCGCACGATCCGTTTCGGGGTCACCAGCATTATCGAGGACCTAAATGCAACCCCCGGCTGGTTCCGCATTCAGTGCCTGACGCCCTTCCAGCATGATTCCTACGTCGGCCCCGTGCCCGGAGTACTGACGGACGGCAGCGGCGGCACGCTCTTCGGCCGGGTCTGACACCGCGCGCGGTGTTATGGCCATCCGACTCGACCAAGTCCCCATCAAAGAGCTCCTCGAAAACGGTGATTACGCCATAGTTCTAGCGCTCGAAGCGGGCGCCCTCGATCTCCGTCGGGTGCCTACGAATGGCTTGCCAGGCGGCGGAGCCCTCCCCAGCACGCCTGCGAATCAGGTCTTGGCTGGCCCGGCCAGTGGCAGTTCGGCCGCATTGGCGGAGCCGCGCGCGCTGGTCCTGGCAGATCTGCCTGCGATTGGCATTTCGGACCTATCCGACGGCTCGCAAGTCCTCACGGGGAGCGGCACGCAAGACATCGACGGTCCGAAGACCTTCGTTTCCGGGGTCCTCGTCCTGAAGAACCTCGATAACAGCCGCCTAACTGTCCTCCTGAGCCAGGATGCGAACGCCAACATCACGTTTCCCGCGAGCAGCGGGACGCTTGCGCTGCTCACCGATCTCGACAGCCGCCAACCGCTCGATTCGGACCTGACCGCCATCGCGGCCCTTGCGACTACTTCTTACGGTCGCTCGCTCCTTGAGCTGGCCGACGCCGCGGCCGCGCGGACCGCGCTCGCCCTCGGCACTGCTGCGACGGCATCTGCCAGCGCCTTCGCGGCCGCCTCGCATACGCACGCCGCGGCGGACATCGCATCGGGCACCATCGCGACTGGGCGCCTCGGAAGCGGCACTGCGAACTCCACGACTTTCCTCCGCGGGGACCAGACCTGGACGACGGTCACAGTTCCGACCGCGGCCGATCCGACTGGCACGATCGGGCTGACCGCATCGAACGGCACCGCGGCTAACTACATGCGCAGCGACGCGGCCCCCGCCTTGTCGCAGTCGATTTCGCCCACCTGGACGGCCTCGCACACCTGGTCGCAGGCCCTCGCGGCAAACACGGCCGGCACCGGCATTCTCCTCACGAACACGACGGCTGCCACCAGCGGCAACCAGCGCTATTCGCCCGCCCTCCGGCTCACCGGCCAAGGGTGGAAGACGAACACGACCGCCGCGAGCCAAGCGGTCGACTACCGCGTGTATGCGGTCCCGGTGCAGGGCGCTGCGTCGCCCACGGCGAATTTCGTCATCGATTTCGCGGTCAATGGCGGCGCGTTTTCGAACGTCTTTTCCATGACCTCGGCCGGCGTGATCACGCTGCCTAGCGGTGGGTCGAGCGGCCTGGCTTGGACCAACTCCAGCTTCTATTGCACGCAAGACGAAACATACGTCTGGGCGCGCGGAAACGGAGGGACGATCCGCATGTCGCTCAATGCCAACACTTTGGGCATGACGACGTCCGGAGTCTTCGGATTTGGGACAGTTTCAGCCACCGCTGCGACCCTGGACGTCGCCATCGGTCGAAACGCGGCCGGTCTCCTCGAGGTGAACAGCGGCACCGCCGGAACGCTCCGCGACATCGTCGTCCGCAAATACCTCGTCGGCTCTTCTTCCGGGCCGACCTGGTCCTCTGGCACAGGTTCCCCCGAGGGTGTCGTCACCGCGCCCATCGGCTCGCTCTACAGCCGCACGGACGGAGGTGCGGCCACCACGCTCTACGTGAAAGAGTCGGGCGCTGGGAACACAGGCTGGGTCGCCAAGTAGCGCCACGTTTGACCGGCGGGCATTCACATGCCCGCCGCCGACGCCAACCGCTACGCCCTCTCGATCCGCGCTGAGTCCTCGTTCAACGAGACGCCCGGCACGACTCCGAACCTCACCCTCGTGCGCACGACCGGCGAAAGCCTGGTCGAACAGCCGGAATTCATCGAGTCCGACGAAATCCGCGCCGACGCCAACGTCGCCGGCGTCACGAAGACCTTCGAGGCCGCCGCCGGCGGCTTCCGGTGCGAGCTGACCTACGACGCCATCATCCGCACGCTCATCCAGGCGTTCATGCGCGGCACATGGTCCGCGCCCAGCTCGCTGAGCATCACCGGGACCGCCTCCACGGACGTCATCACGACGGGCAGCGCGCACAACCTCGTTCCGGGCGACATCGTCACGCTCACCGCGCTCAGCGGAGGCGCGGGGCTCACAGCCAGTGCTACGACGTATTACTTCGTGAATACGACGCCGAGCTCGACCACCCTCACGCTGAACAACGGCTCGGCAAAATCCGCCATCGACTTCACGACGAACATTTCGAGCGGCACGCTGCAGCCCATCTCCACCCTGAAGAACGGCACGACCCAGCGCTCGTTCTTCATCGAGAAGAAGTTCTCGGACCTCACGAAGTTCCTGGGATACCGCGGCAGCACGCCCGACACCATGAAGCTGATCTTCGAGGCGAAGAAGAACGTCATGGTCGAGTTCGGCTTCAAGTGCGCCCGCGGCGTCTCGACCAGCTCTTCCTACGCCACCACTACGGATGCGGCCGGCACCTCGCCCATCATGGCCTGCGGCGTAAACGTCGGCGGGTTCTTCATCGACGGAGTGGCTTCCACCGAGGCCATCAAGAAGCTGGAGATCGAGGTCGCGCTGGGCGCCCGCGAGCGGGACGTCGTGGACAGCGCCTACACCGCCCAGCACGGCTACAGCGAGGTCCGCATCACCGCCACCTTGCAGGTGTACCTGCAGGGCCTCACCCTCCACGATGCCATGCGCGCCAATACGCCCGTGGCGCTGGAATGGACGGTCGGCGGCCTCGGCACCGGCACCGGGCTCTTCCTGTTCAAGATCCCGAGTCTCGTGCTCCGCCAGTCCAACCCGCAGGCCACCGGGAAAAACACCGACGTCATGGCCACCTTGCAGGGAACGGCCGTCTATAACTCGACCGATGCCTGCGCCATGCGCATCGGCCGGATCGACGGCGTCTGACACCTCGCGCACCGCGTATGCAACTCTCCTCTCTTCGCGCGCTCCCGGCTCACACCGAGGGCGCTTGGTTCGACTACACCGGCGCCGACGGCCAGAGCACGCTCCAGCTGCTCCTGGCCGCCTGGGACAACAAGAACCACCTCCGCCGCAAACGCGAGCTTACGCAGCAACTCGTCAAGCCGGGGCAGATGCCGGATCACGAGCTCAGCGAGCGGATCTTCATCGAAGCGATGGCCGAGACGGTCATCCTGGACATCAAAGGCCTCATGGATGGCGAAAACCCCATCGCCTATTCGGCCGACATCGGGAAGTTTATCCTCACCGAGCCTTCGCCGGAATGCCGGCACCTGCGCGATTTCATCGCGGCGCGCACGCAGAGTCCCACCGCCCACCGGGAGGCGCTCGCGGCGAAGGCCGGCGAGGCCCTCAAAAGCTCGGCTGGCGTGGGATCTTGAGCACGGCGAGCACGCCGAATGGTATGAGCAGATGGCGGCCGCCGGCGGCCCGGCCAGCATCGGCCCGGCCGCCCGCCTGGCCGCCCGCCCGGAGCTCGATCCGCATTGGCTCGCGCCGCTCTACAATGCCTTCCATCTGCTCTCCGGCGGCCGTCCCGTAGGCATGGCGCCGGGCGGCATTCCGACGCCCGATATCCTCTGGATGGCCGCGCAGCTGGACGAGCCTCCCCTGCCCTTCCTGCGCCTCATGCGCGAGCTGGACGCGGTCTATCTCGAGCACTGTCGACCCGAGTCGCCATCCTCGGCCGAGCCGTAGCTTTGACGGAGGCCGTCAGCGATGGCCACGGAGATCCGCACGCTCAGAGCAGAGTTCGACACGGCCAGCGCAAACGCCAACGCGGACACGCTGGCCGACAAGCTGAGGAAGACGGGCGACTCCGCGAAAGCCTTCGGCGAAGCGACGACGACCGCCACGCGCAACGTGGCGCAGTCGATGCAGGATGCCTCGGAGAAGGGGAAGACTTGGCTTGAGTCGGTGCAGAAAGAAGTGACCGATTTTGCGGGCTCGGTGAAGCAGGCGTCGGAGTCTGGCGGCAATTCCATCATCGTCCTCGCCGGAAAATTCGGCGTTCTCGGCGTCGCCGCTGCCGCCGGCTACAAACTTGCCACCTACGGCATCGACAAGTTCCGCGAAGCGTTGGAGCGAAGTAACCAGGAGGCCAGGGAATCGCTGAAGCGTGCGATCGAGCTTCGAGACCTATCTTACACAGTCGGCAGTGACAGCGCGCTGCAGGCAGCTAAGGCGGCCACGACGCGAAGCGTAGCACCGCGCGAAGAGGCGCAAGCCGGCGCCTATGTTTTGGCCAAGGCCGGCGATCTCGACCTTCTCCGCGCCATCGAGGGAGCGTCGATCGTCGCCGGGAAGTCGGTCGAAAAGGTTGCTTCGGCGTGGGAAGAGCTGCGCGCGGAATTGCGCAAGGGTGACTCTGACGATCAAGCGGGCGCCATCCGCAAACTTCAGGAGATGAACGTCTTCGGGGACGCGGCACGCAACAAGATAGAAGCTCTGGGAAACAGTGAGGCGGAGCGAGCGAAGAAGCTCGAAATCGCTCGCTCGGCGATGCAGGAATACACGATTGTCGCGGAGCGGCAGGCGCAGGTGAACGAACGTTCGGAAGGACTTTTCGCGCGCGCGCTGAATGTCCTGAGCGACTACAAGAGCGCGCTGAGTTCGGGCTTCGATAGAGGCTTTGGCAGCGACGTAGATTCGACGAACGAGTCGGTGCGCACCTGGAACACGCTCGCGGAAAACGCGATCTACTCTCTCCAGCAGCTAAACCCTTGGATCTATCGAACGGGTGCCGCCTTCGGGGTCATGGCCCAAGGCGTCAAGGATACGGTCCAGGCGGTGTCCGACCTTGTATCATGGTTGGAGCGTCTTCCCGGGAGCTTGTTAGACCGGCTGACGACGGCAGGACCTGGCGCTGTCGACCCAAGGAAGCTGCTGGAAGATCTCGAAATTGGCTCGAGATCGACTGTCGAGCGAGGTGTTAGCTACCACGGGTATTCGACGGACAAAGACTGGTTCACGAAGGCCCCGCGCGACTGGCGTGGGGCTGCCGTTCAGGGCCCACTTGGGACAGACGAAACTGCCAACCGCTTGCCGGCCGTCAATGCTCGCAAGGCCGCCGACGATAGCTCCGGCAGCAGCGGATCCGGCGGCCGAGACATCCGCACCGACTCGGACCTCGTCGCGCGCTACCGGAAGGAGATCGAATATCTCGCTCAGGCTCTCGATGCCGGCACCGTCAGCCAGACCGAGTTCGACAACCGCCGCGCCACCCTCCAGGCGAACCTGGCGAAGAACCTGGACGACCCTCAGCGCTACGCGGAGGACGTGGGGGCGTTTCGCGCGGCCTACGCGGAGAAGAAGAAGATCCTCGACCGCTGGAAGGAGGACGTCGACATCGGCGCCGTCAGCGTGGCGGATGCGTTCCGCTACGGGGCGGCGAAGGCGAGCGCCGAGTGGGGCAGCTTCACCAAGCAGATTGCCGACTCTACGGGCAAGCTCCTGGACTCGTTCGCCAGCGGCTTCTCGGATGCGTTCTCGGCCTTCATCACCGGCTCAAAGAGCGCCGGCGCTGCCTTCGGCGACTTCGCGCGGTCGTTCCTGAATGACATCGTGAAGATGATCGCGAAGGCCTTCACGCTCTACCTCCTCCAGCAGGCGATCGGCTTCTTCGTCCCGGGCGCGGGCCCGGTCAGCTTCGGCGGCGCGCTCTCGGCCGCGGTCGGGCTGCCCGTCCGCCATTCGGGGGGGCTGGTCGACGGGAGCGGCCCCTTCGCCATGCCGCGCTTCCACACCGGCGGCATTGTGGGCGAGCGCCCCATCCTGGCCAAAGATGGCGAGGGCGTCTTCACCGCGGCGCAGATGCGCGCGCTAGCCCCCGTCTCGCGCACCGGCGGCGCCGGAGTGAGCATCGGCTCCATCCAGGTCGATGCCCGCGGCAACGCGTCCTCGCCGGACGGCTCCGCCGCCATCGTCGCGGCCCTCGTGCGCAAGCTGCCTTCGTTCGTGCGCGAGGTCCTGGCCGATGAGATGCGCGAGCGGGGCATGCTCTCGCCGGCCGCGGCTCGGTGATCGTCTGACTTCGCCGCGAGGCATGGCAGATTTCACCTGGGTCCCGAGCAGCGCCACCAGCGGCGACGTCGAGCCGCGCGCGGCCGAGATCGAGTTCGGCGACGGCTACCGGCAGGCCGCGGCCGATGGCATCAATGCCGCGCGCGACACCTGGACGCTGGTCTTCGACCCCATCCCATCCGCCACGCTGGCGGACATCGAATCGTTCCTCGCGACGAAAGGTTCGTGGCAGCAATTCACCTGGCGGCCGCCTGCCCCCTGGGATGGCGCAGACATCTCCGTCGTCTGGCGCCGCTCGCAGCGTGGCAACCTGAAGGGCGCCGGCCAGAAGAAGCTCACCCTCACTTTCGAGCGCCGCTATGCCGCTTGATGCCGACATCCAAAAACAGGGCGCTGGAGAGATCGTCCAACTCTTCACCGTCGACCTGAGCGAGATCGTCGCCGGCGGCGAGGTCTTCCGCTTCCACCCGCACGACGGGCCGTCCATCGACTTCGGCGGCGTGACCTACACCGCCTTCCCGGTCATGGCCACGGGCTTCGAGGCGAGCACGCGTGGCGCGTTCGCCCGCCCCACCCTGCGCGTCTCAAACATCGGCGGCGCCATGTCGGCCGTGCTGCGCGCCGCAGGCGACATCGTCGGGGCCAAGGTCACGCGCATTCGCACGCTCTCGCGCTACCTGGACGGCGCGGCCGAAGCCGACTCCACGCAATATTTCCAGCCGGAGATCTACTACGTCTTTCAGAAGGTGAAGGAGACGAAAGAAGTCATCGAGCTCTCGCTCGCCTCGGCCGTCGACGTCGAGGGGCTGCAGCTCCCCCGTCGCCAGGTGGCCGCCAATGCCTGCCCCTGGGTCTATCGCGGTCCAGACTGCGGCTACACCGGCGCCCCCATCACCGATGCCGATGGCGACACCTTCGCCTCCCTCGGCACCGATCGCGGCGCCTGGAGCAGTTCGAACAGCTATTCCACGAACCAATACGTCTACATCCTGGTCGGCTTCGTGCGCGTCTACTTCGTGGCGCTGGCCTCCCGTTCGCCGGGCCACACTTCGCCCGACCTCGACCCTACGAACTGGGCTCGCGACACCTGTTTCCGCAAGACGCTCGCCGCCTGTCGCCTGCATCACGACATCCTCCCCTTCGGCGGCTTCCCTGGCACCGCCCGCCTGCCGCGGTCGCAGTGAAATCGCCCGCCAAGTTTTATTCTTGACATTCTCTATGTTATAGGCGAATTGTGCCGGGTCATGAAAACCAAACCCGCTCAAATCCCCCGTCCCGACCTCTGGCAGAAATGGCTCGCCGCGATGCGAGCGAATGCAGGGAAGCCGCTCCAAACGCTCCCGCCTTTCAGCTTCAACGAGCTGAAGATCCGGAGGTAGAAGACAGCAGCCGGCCGCCTCACCTGAGGCGGCCGGCATCCTGTTTTTTGCGCGCCCACTGACACCGCGCTCTGGGCATGACGCTTTCCCCAGCAGCGGCTCGCGGCGCTTGGCTCGAAGACATCCGAGCGCACGCGCTTTCTTCGCCCGCCGCCGAGGTCTGCGGCTTGGTCGTCACCGGCGAGCGCACCGGCCGCGTCGAGGCCTGGCGCGGCCGAAACACGGCCAAAGAGCCGGCCGAAAACTTCCGCCTCGACCCGGACGTGATGATTCGTGCGAAGGCCGAGGGCCGGCGGATCATCGCGGTCTACCATTCCCACCTGGCCCACCAGACCGACCAGCCTTCGCTGGCAGACAAGGTGGGAGCGGAGCAGGTGGGCTACCCCTACCTCATTTTTCACCTCGGCCTTCAGCGCTTCGTCTGGCATCACCCGCGCGGCTTCCGCGCGCCCTTGGTCGGCCGGCCCTTCATTCACGGCACGCTCGACTGCTACGAGCTGGTCCGCGATTGGTATGCAGAGAATCGCCAGCTGCACCTGCCCCACTTCGACCGCGAAGATGACTGGTGGCTGAAAGGCCAGGATCTGTACGTACAGAACTTTGCCGCCTGCGGCTTTCAGCCCATCGCGCTGCGCGAGGCCCGCCGCGGGGATGCGTTCCTGTTCGCGCTGCAAAGCCCAGTGCCGAACCATGCGGCCGTCTACCTCGGCGACGGCCTCATCATCCACCATCCGCCCGGCTGTCTCAGCTGCGCGCATCCGTGGGTCCATGACCGCGGCTTCTATGCCCAGCGGGTGCGCCTCGCTCTCCGCCACGTTGACGCATCGCCGTAGGGCAATGGCACTCATCACCCTGCACGGCGTGCTCGCCGAGGAATTCCCGCTGGTGGCGAATGTGCGGCTCTCCGTCGCCACCGTCGCCGAAGCGATCCGCGCACTCGAGGCAAACTGCCGAGGCTTCGCGGCGCGCATCCTCTCCCTCGACTGCGCCTTCCGCGTGGAGCGCAATGGCCGCGAGATCGGCGAGGAAGAGCTCCAGCTGGGCGGCCTCCGCACCCTCCACATCGTCCCGGTGGCCCACGGCGCCGGCGGCGCGTTCGGCCGGATCCTGGCCGGCATCGCGCTCATCGGTGCGGCCTTCATCCCCGGGCTACAGGGCGGCTTGTTTCTCGGCCCGCTCTCCATCGGCAGCGTGACCGTTTCGAGCATCTTCACCTCCATCGGCCTGACGCTGGCACTCTCCGGCATCTCGCAGCTGCTCTCGCCCGTCCCCAGCGCCCAGAGCGACCAATCCGCCCAGCGCGCGTCCTACCTGTTCGACGGCGCGGAAAACACGGTCGCGCAGGGGAATCCCGTCCCCATCGGCTACGGGGAGATGATCATCGGCTCGGTCGTCATCAGCGCCTCGCTGGAGGCTCGCGATGTCCAGGCGACGCCCTCGACCGGCAGCGGCACGCCCGGCAGCAGCAATCCGCTCCCGCCCACCTACGCCGAGGAGCCGTGACGGAGAACGAGCGGATCGTCCTGCGCTACATCGAGCGCCACCAGCAGCGCCACGGGGTGCAGCCGAGTCATGCGGCCGTCGCGCGCGCCATGGGTTGGCGCTCCGCGGCCTACGCTGGGAAGACGGTGCGACGCTTGATCGCCCGCGGCGCGCTCACGAAAAGCGATGTCCTGCGCGTGGCCGGCGGTGAGGAGGATCGGGCGCTGGCGGCCGAACTGCGGGCGCTGGCCGGCATGCTGAACGCGCCCGCCGCAGTGAGCCGCGCCCTGACCCGCGCGGCCGATCGCATCGAGGCCCTAGCCTCGGCCGTGTTGTCTGACACTCCCCACGAGTGATGTCCCATCGCTCCCACATCTCCCCCCGCGGCGCCGGCGGCGCTGGTGGCAAAGCTGGCGGCGGTGGCCGCGTGGCTCGCGAGGAGACAGATTCCCTGCGCTCGCGGTCCATCGCCCGCGGCATCGATCTGCTCTGCGAAGGCGAGATCGAGGGCCTGGTCGACGGCCTGAAGAGCGTTTACCTCGACGACACCCCCGTCGAGAACGCAGACGGCAGCCGCAACTTTAAGGACTTCACCTTCTATCTTGTCCCCGGCACACAGGATCAGCAATACATTCCCGGCCAGGTGGAGCAGGCGAATACGACGCTGGTCAATACCGAGGTCGACGCCTCGACGCCTTGGACGCAGGCCATCAGCGACACGAACCTCGACGCGGTCCGCATCACGCTCCGCATTCCTGCCCTGCAGAAACAGGACACTTCGAACGGCGACGTGTCGGGCAGCTCGGTCCAGGTAAAGCTCCAGCGGAAAAACTCCGGCGGATCCTTCGTCGACATCATCACCGACACCATCACCGGCAAAGCGTCTTCGCCCTACGAGCGCACATATCGCATCGAGCTCCCGCCCGGCACCGGCCCATGGGAAGTGAAGGTCGTTCGCGTCACGGCAGACAGCGCCTCGGCCTCGCTCCAGAACAAGACCTTCGTCGCCACCTGGACGGCCATCAATGACGTGAAGCAGCGCTTCCCGAATAGCGCAGCCGCCGGCTGGGAGATGGACGCCGAGCAGTTCTCCGGGCGCATCGCGCGCCGAGCCTACCGCTGTCGCCTGCTGAAGGTCCTCATCCCCAGCAACTACGACCCTATCGCGCGAACCTACGACGGAGTCTGGGATGGCGAATTCACCGGCCCAGCGTGGACGAACAATCCGGCTTGGGTCCTCTACGACCTCATGACCCAGAACCGCTACGGACTGGGGCAATACATCGCTGCGGAGATGGTCGACAAGTGGGGCTTCTACGCCATCGCGCAGTATTGCGATGAGCTGGTCGACGACGGGCGCGGAGGCACTGAGCCGAGGTTCACAGCGAACCTGATTCTCAACACCCGCCAACCCGCCATCAAAGTGCTTACCGACTTCGCCTCCATCTGCCGCGGCCTCATCTACTACGCGGCCGGCCTCATCGTCGTCACGCAAGACCGCCCCGGCACCGTGGCCCCGCACGGCATCTTCGGCCCGGCCAACGTCAGCGCGGACGGCTTCGCCTACGCGGGCACCTCGCGCTCGGCTCGCCATACGGTCGCGCTGGTGCAGTGGAACGATCTGAACGACCTCGGCCGGCTGAAGACGGAGTATGTAGAAGATTCGGACGCAGTGGCTCGCGACGGAGTCCGAGAGCTGAACATCGCGGCTTTCGGCTGCACCTCGCAGGGCCAGGCGAACCGACTCGGCAAATGGGCGCTCATCAGCGAGCAGAGCGAACGTGAGACGGTCACCTTCCGCACCGGCCTCGCCGGCCTCCGCCTCTCACCTGGCGATTGGATCCAGACCAGCGACCCGAACCGCGCCGGCGTCCGCGCCATCGGCCGCGTGCACTCCGCCACGACGACCGTCGTCACGACCGACGCGGATCCGCCCTCCTCGCTCACCGGCGAGACGCTCAGCTGCGTCATGCCGGACGGCTCGGTCGTCGACCGCACCATCGCTTCGGTCGCCGGCCGGGCCATCACCGTGAGCAGCGCCTATCCCTCGGCCCCGCTGGCGGAAGGCATGTGGCTGGTGAAGAAATCCAACCTTCAGCCCGAGACGTGGAGGGTGATCTCCGTCAGCCAGGGCGAAGGCATCGGCGTCGAGATCACGGCCGTCGAGGTCAATGCCAGCAAATACGACGCGGTCGAGGAGGGGCTCGAGCTGGAAGACCCGCCCACCTCGCTGCTGCCCGTTCCCTACCTCGTGGCGCCGCCGACTGATGTCGATTTCGAAGTCGTCGCGGTCACCACTCCCACCACCTATGCACTCTACCTTGACGTCTTCTGGTCCGCTTCTGGTGATTCTTATCTGCGCGGCTACCGGCCCCGCCTTCGCCGAGACAACGGAAATTGGGAGGAGCTTCCCTTCACCATTGGAACTTCTGCCCGAGTGCCCATCACCGCGCCGGGTGACTACGAGCTGGCGGTGGCCGCGGTCAATACGCTGGGCCGTGAGAGTCAGCCGGCCGAGGCGACCTACACCGTGGAGCCGCAGGCGCTGGTTTTCGACGTTACCGCGCTGCGCGTGCGTGGCGCGGCGCTGCAAACGTGCACAGGCACGGCGAGCACGGACACCGTCTCGCTGACCGCGCACGGGCTCATCGAGGGAGACACCGTCGTCCCCGACTCGATCTCCGGTGGGGCCGGGCTCAGCGCCGGCAGCACGTATTTCGTCATCTCGTCCGGGCTCACCGCCGATGCGTTCAAGCTGGCCACCACGCGCGGCGGGTCCGCGGTGAACTTCACGACCGACATCAGCGCGATGACGTTCCGCAAGACGACCTTCGGGGGGCGCGAAGTGGCTCTCGAGTGGGAGAGCGCCGCGCCGTCCGGCTGGCTGGGGCCGTCGACCAATGACCCGTTCTTCGATGCCTACGTCGTCACCATCGAGAAATACAACGGCAGCACGTGGGACGTTAAGCGCACCGAATACACTCGGGATCCGCGCTACCTCTACACCGCGGAGAAGATGTCCGCCGACTTCCCGCAGACTACGCCCGATTTTGAGGAGTCCTTCGAGCCGGATTCGCTCTACGGATTCTATGCTGGCGTCGGCGCCGGTGCCTGGGACAAGTTCCGCTTCGGCGTCCGCGTGCGAAACCGTTTCGGAGACCTCGGCACCGCGGTCTACATCTCCCCGACGAACATCCCGCCCGGCCCCGTCACCTCGGCCTCGGCCACGGTCACCGGTGGCGTCGTCACGGTCATCTGGGCCGAGCCGGTCGATGCGGACCTGGCCGCCGTCGAGATCACCGGGTTCAACGGCGTCGGCACCTTCCGCCTGGCCACCATTCCCGCCAGCGCGAAGCGACTCGTCTGGGCCCCGGCGAGCGGCACGTATTCGGTGACCTTGATTTCGCGCGATGCCTACGACCAGGGCGGCACCTCGGTCATCGTCAGCAGCATCACGGTTCCGTGAGGTTTGACCGGCCCGGAGCGCAAATGCAAAGCACCGATTCCGAAATGCAATCTGCGCTCACCGCCCTGGGAGATCGGTTCACGGTCATGGAGATCCGCTTGGCGAAGATCGAGACGAATCAGGAAACTCGCATGGAGCAGGAGCGCACGATCCGAAACTACCTTCTCGGCATCTCTCTCGCGCTCATCATCAATATCGGCGGCTGGATCTGGTTCCTAGCCACCGACCACGCGGAGCAGATGGCTATGGGGGCTCGGATCATCGTCATCTCGCAGCGGGTCGATGAGCTCTGGATCGATTACCGCGTGCGGGCCGCTTCGGCCGCGAAGCCGGCCGCGCCCGCTCAGCCGTAGCATTTGACCGCACGAGCGGTCATGGACTCCGACGACCGCCCCATCGGCACGATCACCCTCCTCGTCTGTTTCATCGTCGCCCTCGTGGCGATCTGCCTTGAGCCGTTTTTTCGCTGGTGGGGTCGCTGGCGCAGCTGGGCACTCGTTCCGTTCGCCCTGTCCCTCAGCGCTTGCCAGGGCTTCACTCCCGCGCCCACCGCGACGGCCGCGCCGGTCAATCTCCAGCCGGCCACGCAGGAGGTGCGCAAGGCGGTCCGCGTCTCGGCCGAGATCGGCGCCAGCATCGCCCGTCAGGCCAGCGCCATCGACCGGCAGCGCTCGGCCTTGGCGAGGCAACAGCTCGCTCTCCGCCGCGCTCAACTCGTCCTCGACGGCAAGACCCTCGTCCCGTGAGCGCCGACCTCACGCCTGCGCCCGCCGCCAGCACCTGCGCCGGCTGCGGCCGTCCTCGGCCGGAAGGCTTCGTCGCCTGCAAGCTCTGCTGGGATCAGCTGCCGTTTTCGCTCCGGCAGGAGTTTTCGAAGGCCGACCTCGGCAAGCGGCGCACGATGCTCGGCCGGATCCTGGAGCTTCTCCGGACACCGCCAGCCCTGGCCGCGGCGATTCTGCTCCTCCTCTGGCCAACCTGCGCTCTGGCCACCGCTGAGCAGGAGGGGCAGCTCCGGGCCGAGCTCTCCGCGGCCATCCAAGCCGGCGAAGAAGCGCGCGCCGCCGGCGAAATCATCCGCCAGGAGAACGAGGCGCTGAAGACGGCCAATCTGGGCCTGAATGCCACGCTCACCGAAACGACGCTCAGCCTCGGCCGCGCCGAAGCCGAAGCCACGCGCCTGAAGCTCGACGCGGACACGAACCAGAAGGCCGCCGAGGAGAATGCGACCAAGCTGCGCAAGGCCGCGGAGGAGATTTCCCACCTGGAGGAATCGCGCGCCCGCTGGCGCCGGTGGGCTATCGGGCTCGCCCTCGCCGCCGCCATCTACCTCGGCCTCCGCCTCCACCCTGCCACGCGGCTACTCGTTCCATGAGCGCAAACCCCATCGTCAGCCCATCCGGGAAGATCAGCACGAACCGCCTGGTCCTCATCTCGGTGCCCATCGTCCTCATCATCTTCCTCATCCTGTGCGGCATCTGGCCGCACCTGAAGGACGTCGTGAGCGGCGTCATCACCTACATCCTCGGATCCATGGGGCTGAAGGGGAACGAAGACCGGCTGGCCAAGGTGCCGCGGAAAGAACCGGCCGCCGAACCGAGCGCAGGCGCTGCGCCCGAAGCCGAGCCGGACCGCCCGCCGCTCAGTCCCAAGGTCTACGAGGTGGAGACCGAGCCGCAGGATCCGGACACTACGCTGCAGGGCACCGCGGCCGAAGCCGAGCCGGAGCCGCACCGCGCCGCTCTGGCCCCGGAAGCCGTCTCGCTGATCCTGGAGTTTGAGGGCCTCGACCAACCCTCGCGCTGGCCCGGCGCGGCGAGTGGCATCACCATCGGCCACGGCTACGACCTCGGTTATCAGCGTCATTTTGCCGAGCACTGGGCCGGCATCCTCGAGCCGACCGAAATCGAAACGCTGTCCTACGCGCTCGGCAAACGCGGGACAGACGCGCGGGACATTGCGAACTTGTTCCGCGGAATCCACATCACGGCCGCGCAAGCGCGCGCCGTCTTCGAGCGGGTGACAATCCCGCAGCAGGTGGCGATCGCACGCGAGTTCTGCGGCGCGGCGGCCGACCGTCTCCCGGATCTGTGCTTCGGCGCCGTCGTCTCTCTCGTCTTCAATCGCGGGCCGGCCGTCACCGGTAAGAACCGCGAGGAAATGCGACGTGTGAGAGACGCCATCCGCTTCGGCGATGACGGCTGGCGCGAGGTGCCAGGCTACATCCGCGCGATGAAGCGAATCTGGAAGGGCCGCGACATCGAGCGCGGCATGACGCGCCGTCGCGAGGCGGAGGCGGCGATGTTCGAGCGCGGTCTCGCTTGATTCGAAGGCTTATCCCTCGAAAAACTTTTTCACCTCGAAGTAGCTACCAGTGGAAAATCTGCCGGTGCCTTCGATGCCAATTTCGAGAATCTCGGCCTCTTTCAGGCGATACCTTCTGTCGTAAATCCATTCTTGCAGCTCTTTCGCAAAGCTCCCGCTGCTCAGGGTGTATTTCGAAAAGAAGTCGTGCTGGGCGTTCAGTCGGTATCCGCCCTTTATTTTTCGAATCTTCACCTCGATGAAATTCAAGTGGCGGAAGTGATTCTCGGCCAAACGCTTCAATTGCCGCTGTAGCGATTTCCTCTCGCTTTCGCGCGCCTCGGCCCGTTCCTTGGCCGTGGGGGTCGGAGTCGGCCGCGGAGTTGGCGTCGACGTGGTACTTGGAGCGGGTGGCGTTGGAATCGTCGGAGTCGGGCCTGAGATCCCTTCACTGGTGGCCGTTGGAACCGGGGTCGATTCCGGCGGCGGCATGACCTTGATTGTCCGAGGCATTAACAGCCACGAAAAAAGCAGAAAAACTCCAACGAAGAGTATCACTGCGAGCATGAAGAGCCGCTTCAGGGCAGCATCTCGTTCCCTTGCCTTGGCATCTGCCACTTCCTGACGCTTGCCGGCGGGCAGACCACACTTCAAGCAAAGCTCGGAATCTTCGCTGATTGACGCATTGCACTCGGGGCAGCGAATCAAAGGCATCCGTGGCGTTTACCAGCTGGAAGTTGCCTCAGTCAACGCGCGTGTCTTAAGCGTAAAAATCAATAAGCCTGCGGCGGGCTTTCCCGACTATAACCTGTGTGAACCTGTCACTCCTTTCTCCGGCTTCTCGGAACCGTAGATTTCGGCGTTGCGCCATAGATTGCCTCGGTTTCAGCAAGAGAAAGCGCCTGTGTTTCTGAGGCAAAGCTAAGCGGCAACTTTATCGAGTAGTCGCTCTGCCTCGCCAGCCTGGCCAAGGCCATTATCGCCGCTTTGGCAAGCGCCGTAGAGCTGATGTTCGTATTCTCTGCCAGCGCTTCGAGATCACGCCATACGGGCTCCGGAAGCCGGATCGTCCGTCCCTTTTCCGCCTCCTTTTCACCCTCATTTTTCGGTTCGTCAGCCATGCCTCAGAGTAGGCCTGACGCACCAAACTGCAACATTCGGCAGTTTTTTCTTGCAAATGAACCAAAACGAACCAAAAACTCACCGATATGAACCCAACGGAACCACCGCCAACCGGGCCGGAGAAGCCGGAGAAGCTGGCCTTCACGGTCCGGTTGGATGCGGAAGCGAACGAAGAACTGAACCAGCTGGCGATTCAGTATCAGCACAGCCGGCAGGGCCTCGCGGTTCTCGGCATCAAGATCCTTTTGGCTCACGCGAAGCACACCGGCGCCCTCCCAAGAATCCCTGAATTCTCCTGATATGACCCCTCAAATCTTCGATTTCAAAGACCAGCCCGTGCGGGTTGCAGGCACCCCTGACCTTCCGCTTTTTGTAGCTACCGATGTGTGCAGGGTTCTTGAGATCGCGAATTCCCGCGACGCGCTCAGCCGCCTCGATGAGGACGAAAAGGGTGTCGTTACTGCCGACACCCCCGGCGGTCAGCAACAGTTAGCAGCCGTCACCGAATCTGGGCTCTATGCCTTGATCTTCACGAGCCGTAAGCCGGAGGCCAAGGTGTTTCGGCGCTGGGTGACGGGGGAAGTCCTCCCGGCGCTCCGAAAGACTGGCAGCTATAGCCCGAAGGCTCCCGACATCGATTCCGAGGTCGCGGGCATGATCTCCGCGGTGATGGCGGCATTCGAAGACCGCCGCGCTGGCCGCATCGACAACGGCACCGCGAGCGTCCTGGCCAACCTGGCCAAGCAGTATTGCCAGCTGTGGGACGTTCGCCTGCGGCTTCAGGCTCCCGCCTTGGCCCCCGCCCACCCTTGACCATGGGAAAGCGTTGCCCCGGTTGCGGAGAGGTGAAGGCGCTCGATGCCTTCTACCGCACCGCTCGCCAAGTCCTCACCCTCTGCAAGGCTTGTCACAATGCCCGTTGCGTCGCTCGCGTGCGGGCAAACCCGGGCCGCCGCGCCCAGCAACAGCAGGCCAAGAAGCTCTGGGCGCAGCGCCACCCCCTCGCCAAGGCCCGCCATGAGGGCCGCACGATTTTCGCCGGCCGGCATGGCATCCCTGCCGTGCTCCATCAACTGGAGGCGCTGGTCCTCCAGCTCGGCACTCACTATGACCCGCAACCCCCTCAGCAGCGCGCGGCACGACCGCGCTCGCCTTCCTCGCCCGCCACCAAGCGGGCGGCGTGAATAGCGCCGCCCATCCCTCAAACCCGCCGCCGGAGCGATTCTCCGGCGGCGGATTTCCAGACCGCTTGCCTGCTACTCCATGAACCTCCTCGACTCCGAAATCACGATCACCTCTACCGGCTCGGACGGCAGTTCCGAGGTCACTTGCTGCACCTTCCGCGAATTCCTCGCCGATAATGAGGTGCACGCGTTGGAGGCGATCGACATCTATTGCGAGCTCTCCGCTGGCCGTGAATACACCGGAGGCGGCGGCGCCGCTCCGGGCTGGGTCCTGCGAGTTGCTCCCACCGACCCGCTGCCGCCGGCCGATTGCCTCGCGTGTGGTACTTCCACCCCGTTTTCGCGCTCCGAGGCTCCCATCTGCCCCGCTTGCCGCGCCAAGCAAAACGCCTTCGCGGGCATCATGTGATGAAATTCACCTGCGAAACGGCCGCCCTGGCATCCGCCCTCCGCAAACTGGAGGGCTCTGTTTCCTCGCGTTCCACGCTTCCGATTCTCTCGAACATCCTCCTTCAATCGGATCTCCGCGAGGGAACGCTGACCCTGACCGGCACGACCTTGGACGTCTACGTCCAGGTTCACATCGAAGCGGACTTCGAATCCGAGGAGCGCGCCGTCACGCTCCCCTTTGCGCGCTTCTCTGCGCTCGTGAATGCAGCGCCCGCCGCGGTGATCTCGGTCGAAGTCGACCGTCGCAACCGTGCGTCTGTCGTCTCAGGAGACTACGAGACTTCGCTCTTCGGCCTCCCCGCGGACGAATTCCCACGCATGCCGCAGGTCTTGAATGACAGTTGCTGGCTCGTCCCCCAGATCGCCATCCCCAGCGCGTTCAAGAAGCTCCTAACCTGCGTTGCGACCGACTCGGACCGGGTCGTTCTCGCCGGCGTCTTCTTCGACTTCGCAGGCCGAGAGCTGACGCTTGTGGCCACGGACGGCCGCCGCCTGGCCGCGCAAGTCGTGCCGCTCGAGCAACAGGATAAGCGCGCCTCCTTCATCCTCCCCACTTCGGCCGCGAAGCTCTTGGCGCTGCATTGTGGGGACGAAGGCGAAGTGAAGATCGAAGCCGGCGGCGCGCTGGTCCGCTTTTCCTTCGCCGGTTCGACCATCGTTTCCAAGGTCGTCGATGGGACCTACCCAAACTATCGCAACGTCATCCCAGCCCGCTCCAAGCATTGCCTGAGCGTCGATCGCGCGACGTTCGCGTCCGTCGTTTCCCGCGTTTCGCTCTTCTGCACCGAGCGCAGCACCGCGCTGCGCTTCGCCCTTACCCCGGACAAGATGACGCTCTCCGCGGTCAGCTCCGAAGTGGGCGAGGCCAAGCAGCCATGCCCCTGCAAATGGGCTGGCGATTCGTTCATCATCGGCCTCGATCCGACCATGCTTCAGCAGATCCTGAAGACATGCGCTGTCGCAGACATCGAGATCGATCTGATCGATCCACTCTCGCCCATCGTCGTCCGCGCTGGCGCCGATTTCCTCTACGTCCAGATGCCCCTCCGCCTGGCGCATTGACCTATGGCAGATCGAGAAACCCAACGCGAACCTGCGGCCGTGCGGTGGAGCAAGGATTACCCGGTCACTCTTCCGGAGATGGCCGAGGCGCTCCAGCTTTCGGAATACACGGTCCGCGAGATGGCCCGCCTTCCTGGCTTCCCGCCGCTCACTTGCGGCCGGATCTGTCGGACCGACTACGAGGCCTGGCGGAAGGCCCGGGTAAAGCGGGCGCTCGCTCGGGTGCCGAAAGATCAATCCAGGCCCGGAGGTCATCCACGTCCAGCCGCTGATAAACCCGGTGCACCAACTCCGACGAGTGGTTCACCAGCCGCATTGCCACCGCGCGCGGCGCGCCTGTCCGCGCGAGCGCAGTCACGTAGCTCACTCGCAGGCAATGGAAGCAAAGGTGAGGGAGTCCGAGCCGCGCGAAAAACTGCCCCCACTTCCGCGACGGCTGGAACGGAAGCTCCAGCGTCACGCGCCGGCCGAGGCCGCGCAGTCGCTCCAGCACAGGTCGCAGCGCCGCCGGCAGCGGCACACTGAACGCTCTCTCCTCCCCGCCTTTAGGATTTTCGAAATGAATCACCCCGGAGTCGAAATCGATGTTCCGCAGCGGAATGACCGTCTCGCTGAGCCGGCAGCCAGTATGGCGTGCGATCGCGAAGGAGGTCTGCATCCACTCCGGCTCATCTTCGAGGGCCCGCTCGATCTCGTCGAATTCTTGCTTTGTGATCTCCGGTTTCTTGCGTGCCTTCTCTCGCTTCAGCCCGGTCTTCACGAGCGGGTTCCCTTGGATGATCTCGAGCTGCACGGCCCGCTGCATCAGCTGGGAGAAGACTTTCAGGTCGAGGATCGCAGTGTTCCGGCCGACTTGGCGGCCCGACTTCTTCTTCCAGTTCGTCCGGAACTCGACGAACTCCGCCGCGTGCCGGAAGCGCACATCCCGCGGGCTGCGCAGCTCATTCTGTCCGAGGAACAGGGCGATCCAGTGCCAGGCGGTTTCGTAGCGCCGGAGGGTCGAGGGATTACGCCCGGCATTCTGAGCCAGGAAGTCACCGACGAAGTCCCACCCCGCCTCGCCGGACTCGCCGTCCTTCCCGACCGCTTCTCTTTCGCGCCACTGGGCCAGGAGAACATGCGCCTGGGCAGTCTCGACGGGGTTGTCCCGCCGCAACCCGGTGGACTGGTTTTTCCGTTTTCCGCCTTCGATGAACTGAATCCACCAAAAAGGGGATTTCGCCTTCGGGTAGAGGGACGCCATTTCGCGGTGCAGTCGGTGTAGTAACCCGGCCTGAACCCACCTAGACAAAACTTGACATTACTCAAGTGAACTCGACATATCCAACCGACACCGATAGACGAGGGTTCGATTCCCTTCACCCGCTCTCTCTGGAATCTGAGGGCAGTGCAGTAGCGAGTGCAGTAAAACCACTCGCAAAAATCGGGCGCCTCAGGAAAGAAGGCGGCGCCGTCGTAGGCTCGGAATACCTGTCCCAGCTTGATCCGCCGGCCTGGACGAAGTGCGAATGGGAGGCGCGGGCCTTCGAGATTTCCGAGGCCGAGGGGATCGCCGATCTGATGACCGCGATCTACAAGGCGCAGGCATTTGCGCTTCGGATCGACTCTGAATCAGGGCGGATTCTGGAGGCCTACCAGCGCGACATGGAGGCGCGGAAGCTCGTATGACCGCCGAAGAGCGCATCGAGATCGCCCAACTGCACGCCGACAACGCGGCGCTGCGGGAGGGGCTGCAAGCCTACGAAGCGGCAAGGCAGGCATTATTCAACCAGTGCTTTGGCAACCCGATTCGCGACGCGTGGGGCAAGGCCATTGATTGCACGAAGCTGAACAATGCTCACGAGCTGACCCGTCGACTCCTGTCGGGTCCGGCGGCACCTGGCTCCGCCCTCGTGGCCCAATTGGAGCGCATGCGGGCTACTCTGACCCCCTGTTTGGATTTCTTCGCCACCACGGTCGAAATGTTCCGTTCGGGGCGTGACTTCAAACACAGCGAACCCGGCAACATTCAGACGATGGAGGCGTTCCGCGATGCCGTGCGCGAAGCCCTCGTCACCGCCAGCGAGCACCGATGAAAAAGGTCTCGCTCTCCATTCACTCGGCCCCACCAGCGGCGCCGGCGGGCTGCTTGGCGGAGGCGGCCGCGGCGGTGGCTTTCTTCCTCACTCTCGGGGGCGGCATCTGGCTGCTTTTTGCCCTCTCTTTGCCATGAGCGATCGACCATCGACTGACCACGATCTGCGCATCAATGCGCAGCTGACTGCACTGCACCAGCGGCTTTGCATGCGAGGGGTGGCGGCGACGTGGAGGTCGCCGGATATCGAGGCGATCGAGGCGGAGGAGCAATCGCTGACGGGGCAGGCGCAGCGGTTCTTCGCGGAGGAGATGTCGAGGGATGAGCAGCGCCTGGCCGACTTTCGGAAGCTGTTCGTCTGGTTCTTCGGCCATGGGCCGGATCCGCGGGAGGTCCTGAAGCGGCAGTATGCGGTGGCGCAGGCGCTCTTTCCCGACCTCCTGGGGCACATGAGCAAGTCGGACATCGGTCGGATGTTCGACGAGACGAAGGCAAGCGCTTCGTGGCGGACGAAACAGATCTTCGGCCGGCTGGGTTGCCACGCGCCGGGAGCGCGCGGGGCGGAGGTGCGGGGGAAAAATGCGGAGGCGGCCAGGCGGCGCCACGCGGCGGCCGCGGAACGGCGGGCCAAGAAGCTTTCCAACTCCAGCCACTCCTAACCATGTCTCAAACATCCCACAGCGTGCGCTGCAAGGCCTACCGCGCGAAACAGCAGGCCTTCGCCGGCGTCATCAAGAAGATCGAGATCGCCCGCATCGACGTCGTCGAGCAGCCGCGGAAGCGCTTCGACCCTGACCGGCTCGCGGAGCTGGTGGAGAGCATCCGGGCCGAGGGGTTGTTGCAGCCGCTGGTGGTGCGCGAGATGCCCGGTGAGCGCTTTGAGCTGGTGGCCGGCGAGCGTCGCCTGCGGGCCTGTCGGCTGCTGGAGCATGTGCGGGTGGTGTGCCTGGTGCGCGAGCTGGATGCGCGGGCGGCCGCGCGGCTCCGGATCATCGAGAACCTGCAACGCGAGAACCTGGACCCGATCGAGGAGGCGGAAGGGATGGAGGCGATGCTCCTCAACGTCCCGGAGGGCGAGCGGATGACGCAGCGCGACCTGGCCGCGCAGCTGCACAAGCACCCGGCCTACATCCACGAGGCGCTCCTGCTCCTCCGGCTGCCGGAGATCGCGCGCCAGGCGCTCCTGGATCGGCGCATCGGGCGCGTGCTGGCGGTCATGATCGCTCGCGTCTCGGACACGGCGAAGCGGGAGGAGTTCGCGCAGCGCGCTTGCGAGGCGGGGAAGGAAATGACGGTGCGCCAGGCGACGCAGTTCCTGCGCGGCAACGCGGGTCGCCAGCTGAGCGAGGCGATCTGGGACCTGGACTCGGCGGAGGTCTTGCCGGCGGCCGGGAGCTGCGCGGCTTGCGTGAAGCGGTGCCGGCCGGACCAGCCGGCCGAGGGCGATATCTGCCCGGACGCCGACTGCTACCAGGCGAAACGGCACCAACACCTGCGCACGCTGGCGGAGCGGGAAGCTGCGGCCGGCCGTGAGGTCCTCGATGCGGCCAGGGTCTTCGATGAAGAAGGCAAGCTGCGCTGGGATTCTGGCGTCGTGGCCATCGACCAGCCGGTCGCGCCAGAGCTGGTGAAGCCAGCGAAGCGGGACCAGGTGGGGAAGAAGACCTGGGCGGCCTTGATCGGCGACACGGCCGAGAAGGCGACTCAGGCCGCGATCTCGCCCACCGGGGAGGTGGTGCATGTGCTGCCGGTGGCGGTGGCGGTGGCGGCCGCGGAGCAGCAGGGGCACAAGGTCTTCGCGGCGGTGCCGGGGTCGGACTACGACGATGCGGAGCGCGAGCGGCGGAAGAAGAAGCGGGCGGAGGCCATCGAAGAACGCATCCGCGAGCGGATCGAGCAGGAGGAGCAGTCGGCGCTCTACCGCGTGGCTGATGCGGCTCTGACCGGCCTGGATGCGGACGAAGAGCGAACCTGGCTCTACACCGCCATCCTGGCGCTGCTGACGCAGATCGAAGACGGCATCCCGGAGGAGATGTCTCACATGTGGGCGCTCAATCAGCGCCTGAACGCTGGGCACATCGAGCCGCGCGGGATTCGGCAGCTGGCCATGGCCAAGCTGCTGCTGGCGAGGATCGACGCGGAGGATTTCGAGATCGGCGATGCCGTCATGCAGGGACTCGGAATCAAGGCCCCGCCGCTGGGCGCGGAACGCGTCGCCGAGATCCGGAGGGAAGTGGAGGCGGAGGACTAGGCCATGAAACTCGAAGAGAAGTCTGCCATTCTGGAACAGCTTCGCGCTCTGCCTTTGTCGGGGGCCGAGATGGAAGCTGTCGACCGTCTCGAAATCGGTTTTCAGGAAGCCACCTATTTGGACTCACTGGATCGGTGCCGAGAGATCTGGCTCAACCAAACTGGGGAGGTCGCGCCATGGTAAAGGAGCGCGTGAAACTGACGCATGCCGCATTCGGCGTGCGTGTAACACCGGAGGGCCGCGCGCCGTTCTGCCATTGGTTTTGGCACGAGACGACGGCTGATGAGTACCTGCAGCACGCTCAGGCGCTGTTTGGCCGTGCGCGGCGGGTTACGCGAACGCTGGAAGAGGCGGCGGCCGGGAAGGAGGGGCGATGAAGAATTCGGCAATCGAGTGGTGTGACCACACCTTCAATCCTTGGCGTGGATGCACCAAGGTCTCGCCCGGCTGTGCGCACTGCTACGCCGAGACGCTCTCGAAGCGGAATCCCAAGCTGCTGGGCGTGTGGGGGAAGAAGCAGCCTCGCGTGCTCGCCTCGGATGAAATGTGGCGGCAGCCGCTGAAGTGGAACGCCGCCGGGGTGCTGGCTAAGTGCCCAAAGTGCGCTTGGAGCGGACATTTGCCGACCCTCTGTCCGACCGAAGATTGCAACACGTTCGGGTCTGAGATGTCGACGTGGCGCGCGCGCGTCTTTACGGCGTCGCTGGCCGATTGGCTCGACGACGAAGTGCCAATCGAATGGCTCGCGCGCCTGCTCGATCTCATCCGCCTCACCCCGCTATTGGATTGGCAGCTTCTTACCAAGCGCCCGCAGAATTGGCGAATCAGGTTGGAGGCGGCCTGGAAGTGGCTCCCCATGTATCGACAGGAGCTGATCGAATGGATCTCACGCTGGCTCAGTGATAGAGCCCCTGCAAACGTCTGGCTCGGAACCTCTGTTGAGGACCAGACCCGCGCCGTTGAGCGGATTCCCAAGCTACTCCGCATCCCGGCGCGCGTGCGGTTCCTCTCGTGCGAGCCTCTGCTGGGTTCGGTCCAGATTGGCGGGTGGGACGCTGGATATCCTTCTCGCTACCGCTTTCCCGCCGATGTTGGGGACGACGAAGAGGGCTTCGATATTTTCGAGGGCAAGCTGCATTGGGTGATTGCTGGTGGCGAGTCCGGTAACAGCGCCCGGCCGATGCATCCCGACTGGGCGAGGTCGCTTCGTGACGAGTGCGCCGCAGCCGGCGTCCCATTTCTGTTCAAGCAGTGGGGGGAGTATTTGCCCGAATCCATGCTCCACGAGGACGAAGTTTGGAAGCTGGCCCCGTTTAACGAGAAGTGGGTCAGCGCTGGAGGAGGCGTAACCGTCGTTCGCGTCGGCAAGAAGTCCGCCGGCCGCCTGCTCGACGGGCGCACGCATGACGAGTTCCCCCGCGTGGAAAGCGAGGTGTCGAAGTGAACGAGAAAGCCGCCTACGAAGACTTCCTGCGCCGGAAGGTCCCTCGCGCGGAGGTGGCGGGCTTCGAGCCGCCGGCGCCGCCGCATCCGTCGCTTTTTCCGCATCAGCGGGATATCGCGCAATGGGCGTGCCGAGGTGGCCGGCGGGCGATCTTCGCCGCGTTCGGCTTAGGCAAGACGCGGATCAATCTCCAGCTGGCGCGCTGGGTCACGGAGCAAACGGGCGGACGCTTCCTCATCGTGGCGCCGCTGGGGGTGCGGCAGGAGTTCACGAAAGTGGACGGGCCGGCCATGGACGTGGCGATCGAATACGTCCGCACGAATGCGGAGGTCGAGGGCTCGGCCGCGCGGGTGCTCATCACCAACTATGAGCGGGTGCGCGATGGTGACATCGACGTCTCACAGTTCGCCGGCGCGGCGCTGGATGAGGCGGCCGTACTGCGGAGCTACGGGAGCAAGACCTATCAGGAGTTTCTGCGCATGTTCCGCGCGGTTCCTTACCGCTTCGTGCTGACGGCCACGCCGTCGCCGAATCGATACAAGGAGCTGATTCATTACGCGGCCTTTCTCGGGGTGATGGACAGCGGGGAGGCGCTGACGCGCTTCTTCCAGCGCGATTCGTCGCAGGCTGGCAACCTGACGCTCTATCCGCACATGGAGGGGCAATTCTGGGCCTGGGTGCATTCGTGGGCGGTCTTCATCCAGCGGCCGAGCGATCTCGGCTACAGCGATGAGGGCTACGATTTACCGCCGATCGAGGTGGTCTGGCACAAGCTGGACGTGGACCATCACCAAGCCTGGGGGCAGGAAGATAGCTGGGGCCAGCGGCAGCTGTTCCTCGACCAGGCGAGCGGGCTGGCGGAGACGGCGGCCACGAAGCGCAAATCGATCGACCGCCGGCTGGAGCGAGCGGCCGCACTGATCGAGGTGGGCGGGTCTGATAAGCATTGGCTCCTCTGGCACGACCTGGAAGCGGAGCGTGAGGCCATCCAGCGCCGCGGCATTTCGGGGCTGCTATGCGTCTGGGGCTCGCAAGAGCTGGAGACGCGCGAGGACCGCATTCTGGGCTTCGCTCGGGGGGAGTTCCGGATCCTGGCGACGAAGCCATCGATCGCGGGGAGTGGCTGCAACTTCCAGCGCCATTGCTCGGACGCCATCTTCCTCGGAGCTGGCTACAAGTTCGCCGATTTCATCCAGGCGGTGCACCGCATCTACCGCTTCCAGCAGCGCCGGCCGGTCACCATTCACGTCGTCTACCTCGAGAGCGAGAGCGCCGTCGTCGAGGTCCTGAAAAGGAAGTGGCGGCAACACGAAGAACTGACCGCGCGCATGAGCGCCATGCTGCGCGAGCACCGGCTGATCGCCGATACGACTATGCAATTGACCCGAACCTTGGGCTGTGAGCGCGCGGAGGCTCACGGAAAGGCCTTCCGCATGATCCGCAATGACTGCGTCCTAGAGCTGATCGAGACGCCCGACGAGAGCGTGGATCTGATCGTGACGTCCATCCCGTTCGGGAACCAATACGAGTATTCCCCGAGCTACAACGATTTCGGCCACAACACGGGCGACGGGCCGTTCTTCGAACAGATGGGCCACCTGGTGCCGCAGCTGGTGCGCGTGCTCAGGCCGGGCCGGATCGCGGCCATCCACGTGAAGGACCGGATCCAGTTCGCCAGCGTGACGGGAGACGGCGCGCCGACGGTGAATCCGTTCTCGGACAAGACGACGGCCGCCTTCCTGGCCGCGGGCTTCGTGCTGATGGCGCGCATCACCATCGACACCGACGTCGTCCGTGAGAACGCGCAGACCTACCGGCTGAGCTGGAGCGAGAACGCGAAGGACGGGACGAAGATGGGCGCTGGGATGCCGGAATACGTGCTGGTCTTCCGCAAGCGACCGAGCGACCTGAGCGACGGCTACGCCGACAAGCCGGTGCCGAAGCCGAAGGCCAGCTACACTCGCGCCGACTGGCAAATGGACGCGGCGGGGCTCTGGCGGAGCAGCGGCGACCGTCTGCCGGATCCGGGAATCCTCGAGGCGATGACGCATCAGGACCTCATGCGCTGGTGGCGCCGGCATTGCGTCTCGCGCGCCTACTCCTACCGGGAACACGTGGAGCTGGCGAAGACGCTGGAGGAGAAAGGCCGGCTGCCAGGGAGCTTCATGCTCTTCCCGCCGATCTCGCGGAATCCGGACGTCTGGACGGACATCAGCCGGATGCGGACGCTGAACACGGAGCAGAGCCGAAAGCAGGAGGAAATGCACGTCTGCCCGCTCCAGCTGGATGTGGTGGAGCGTCTCATCACCCGCTACTCTGCGCCCGGGGAAACGGTCCTGGATCCGTTCGGCGGCATCGGCACCGTGCCCTACCAGGCGGTGCACATGGGGCGCGTTGGCTGGGGGATCGAGCTGAATGAGGAGTATTGGCGCTGCGCGGCCGGCTATTGCGAGATGGCGGAAATGGAGCGGTTCGCTCCGACGCTGTTCGACATGGTGAAGGATGGGGCGGAGCAGCAGGGGCCGGAGGAGGCGGCGGCGGCATGAGCGGGATTCGCTACTGCTTCGGGACGGACGACACCTCTTTCGAAGGGAGTTTCGCGACTCGCGAAGAGGCGGCCGCGGCCGGATTCGCCAAGGCTGAGAGCTCGATCATTCTCACCGGGGAAATCGTCCCGTTCGAGATTCCTTATCTCGGCTGCCTGGTCATCGACGCCATCGCCGATAGCGCTTGGGACGAATGCGGAGAAGTGGCGGAGGGCTGGCTTGAATCAGTCTCTGAGGATCAGGTCCTCGAACTTGATCGCGTCATTGCCGCAGCGGTGACGGATTGGCTCGCAAAGCACGACCAGAAGCCGCGCTTCTTCAACGTGAGAGACATGAAGGAGCATCGGCGGCCGGAGGGGGCGGCAACGGTATGAGCGATTCGATTCATATTCTATCCCTAGGGGCCGGCGTCCAGTCATCGACGCTCGCGCTGATGGCTGCTGTCGGAGAGGTCACGCCGATGCCGAAAGCGGCGATCTTCGCGGACACTCAGGCGGAGCCCGCAAGCGTTTACAAGTGGCTTGATTGGCTGGAGGGCCGATTGCCGTTTCCGGTGCGGCGGGTCACGAAGGGAAGCCTTGAAGAAATGGCGCTTAGCGTTCGCACTAGCGCGACCGGAAAGCGTTACACGAAACACGGGGTGCCAGCATTCTTGCTTGACGCTCGCGGGAAAGCCGAATTTGAGCGGGCGGCACAATGGGAGGTTCGGCTCCAGCGAGCAACTTCTCAAGTGAGCGCATACCGCGGCACCCCATACCTGCATCGTTCGCTGAAACCGCTGCGCGAAGTCGACCTTACGGATTACTCGTCCGATCAAGGCGAGCTTTTCGGCAACGAATGCGAGGGAATGTGCGGCGTCTAGGAAGTCGCGAAAAACAATGGACGTCCTCGAACGCGCCCAGCGCTACATCTCCAAGATGCCGCCAGCGGTGTCTGGCAGCGGGGGCCACACGGCGACCTTCGCTGTGGCCTCGGCCCTCGTTCACGGCTTCGCGCTCGAAGACGGGGATGCTCTCGCGTTGCTCCGAGAGTGGAACGCCACCAATGCGACTCCGCCCTGGAATGAGCGAGAGCTGCTGCACAAGGTGCGAAGCGCGCGCCAGGCCGTGAACGACAAGCCAGCCGGGCACCTCCTTGGGGACAAGCGGGATGAACGCGCGCGCCGCCCTGCAGGTACGGCCGCACCGCGGCCGGAGCCTCCAGCCAAGGTGCAATTCGACGAAGCCGCGCTCACGCGGTTTGCGGGCAATCTGCGCGGAAGCATCACGCGCACTTGGCTTGGCGAGCGCAGCGCCATCGACCCGGCCGCAGTGAATTCGGACGGGTTCCTACAGGCGCTGTATCGGCCTGAGGAGCAGGTCTTGGTTTTCAAGGCGATGTATTCGCAAGGAGAGGCCGTCTGGCCGCGGGATCCGCTGCCACGCAAGGGACGCGAGGGCATCTGGTTCCTGGCCGCGCCGGTGGATGGCAAATGGCGGCCGGGCGACAAGCCGAACACGCTGACACGGCGCTCTGGCGCTTGCGTGACCTCCTGGCGCTGGATGGTCATCGAAAGCGACGGCGCGCCGGCCGATCTGTGGCTGGCGGCGCTGGCGCGGCTCCCGCTGCGCATCGCGGCGCTCTACACGTCGGGCTCGCGTTCGATCCATGCGCTGGTGCTCCTCGATGCAGCCAGCCAGGCGGATTGGATGGAGCAGCGCCGCAAGATGCAAGCGGGGCTCATCCTGCTGGGCGCGGACATCGGGGCGATGAGCAGCGTGCGCCTCACGCGCCTGCCGGGGTGCATTCGCTACGGCACGGAGAAGAAGGACGGGAACTACGTGCGGTTCGAAAAGCCGCAGACACAGCGCCTGCTGTATCTGAATCCGGGCGCGCCGATGGCCCCGCTGCTTGATTTGCCACGGCAGCGCGACGTGGAGGCGGATTGGACGAAGTGCGCGGCCGCCGGCATCGCGGACTCCGACGAAACGGGCGGCGCTTGGATGCGCTACGCCCTGAGACACTACGGGGAAGAGATCCCCAGCCTAGCGGAGGCCGCGAAGGCTCTTTTCCGGCCGGCTGATTGACCCGAGCGAACGATACGATGTCCGCCCCCTCCACATCGCAAGCTGACGCTGTGAACGCGACGCTCCGCGCCGCCGGCGTCCAACTGCCGCAGTCGGCCGAGCCGCCGACTCGGGGAGGCGCGGCGACAGATGATCTCCCACCAATCGAGCTGCCCAGAAAGGGACGCTACAATTCCGAGTTTTTCGCGGAGGTAGGAGCGGTCTGCGCGCGGAATGGAGTCTATCGGCGCGATCGGTCGGTGGTCACCGTGAACCATGGGAACGGGATGGCGGTCCCGCTCGATCCGAAGCGGTTTTCAAGTTACCTGGAGAAGGTGGCCTATCCCTGTCGGCGAGTGCGCAAGCAGGATGAGGAAGAGCGCCTGGTGAAGGAGTCGATCGGCGAAACGCTTTCGGGCCTCTGCCTGGCCTCGGATCAGTTCCTGGACAAGACCAGGCCGCTGACGGCCGTGCACCCGACTCGCGCGCCGATCATGCGCCCTGACGGCAGCATTCAGCTTCTCAGCGAGGGCTACGACGCCGAGAGCGGAGTCCTGACGCTCCGTGCGCCTGGTGTGGAGATCGACGAGACAATGTCGATCGAGGCGGCCCGAACGCTCTACCTCGACTATCTGGACGAGTTCGACTTCGTGGACTGGGATGGGTCTGACCGGAAGAGCGGTCGGTCCTACGCTATCATGGGGGCCCAGAGCCTCGCGGTCTTTGCGGCAGGGCTGTTCCCGGCCGCGGCCAAGATGGTTGGATTCCTCCACAACGCGGCCCGGCATGGCTCTGGAAAGACGTTGCTGGCGGAGTTCGGCCTGGTGCCGTTCTTCGGCGAGGTGACGACCGCATCCAAGCTGCAGGACGAGGTGCATTTCACCAGCGTCCTAGACACGGCCGCGCTGTCCGGAGTGCCTTACCTGTTCCTCGACGACCTCGAGGGAAAGCTTAAGAGCCAGGCGCTGAACCGCTTCATGACCTCGGAGCATTGGAGCGGCCGTCTGTTCCACACTCAGAGGCAATTCGCGGTCGGAAAGAAGATCACCGTCATCATGAGCGGGCACTCGCTGACCTTCTCTGGCGACCTCTCGCGCCGCTTCCTGGTCACCAAGCTGCACGTCCCGACCTTCGACCAGGATGATCGGAAGTTTAAGCGAGTGCTCACGTCGCATTTCCTGAAGCGGCCGGCGGTGCGGAGCGGCATCCTGAGCGCTCTGTGGGCGTTCATTCGGCACTGGGACAAGGAGGGCCGCCCGAAGCCAAAGCGGAAGATCTCCGGGTTCGACGACTGGACGGACATCATCTGTGGCATCACCGAATGCGTCGGCTTGGGTGACGCACTGGTGAAGCAGGAGGACGAAGATTCGATCGACTCCGAAGGCTCCGACATGAAGCGCATGGTGGCGCTGCTGGCTCGCGACATGGCCGCGCAGGGTCGGGCGAACAAGACCTGGTTGTTCAAGGAGCTGGTTGTGCTCTGCGCGAATGAGGAACTGTTCCGCGACGCGATCGATGGGAAGTTCAAGGAGGACACCGATGGGGAGCAGATCCTCGAGGTGGAGCTGAAACGCTGGAGCCAGGGCAAGCTCTCGCAACTCTGGGGAGACAAATACGGCGGGCAGGAGTTCGTGGTCGACGGCGTCACCGTGCGTTTCGGGACGCGCGGGGCCAAACGTGCGAGGGGAAAATACGTCGTCGAGATGCTGCCCTGAGGGCGGCCGGCAGGGGCGCCGGGCGTTCACGTAGATCTGAATGCTGTCGGGCTTCGCCGGCAGCATCTCTCGTCCTGATGCGGCGAAGCCGCCGCTTCCTCCTCCGTGCCTCCAAACGGGCAGCGTGCCGCGCCTGCGCTCTTCCTTACCCGGCCTTCCCCCTGCCCCATCATTGGCAGTGACCAGGGTAGCCACGGGGGTAGCCAACGGGGTGGCCGTAGCTGATTCCAGAGTAAAACCCGTGCCCGCGGCTACCCTGGCTACCCTTTTCCCATATATTCCCTAAACAAAGAAGGCACGGTTAAAGGGAATAATGGGGGAACGGTGGCCAGGGTGACCGTTTACTCTGGTTCCGAGGGTGTGGCTACCCTCCCCAGCACCCCCGGAGTAAGGAATCTCTTTCCCCATTTCTTCACTTCCGGTTTGGGGAGGCCC